ACGTGCAGCAGACCAAAACAAGGAACTATGAAAGGAGGACACAATAAAAAAAAGGCAGACCTACATAAAGAAAACGGAACATACCGTAAGAGTAGGCACGCAGACGCACCGGTAATTTCAACCACCGAGGATCTGCAACCACCGGAGCATTTTACGCCTGAACAGGTGGCCAAATGGAATGAGGTGGTGAATCACCTAAAGTCGTTTGATATACTGGCTGAACAGGACGCAGACAGCATTGCAACCTATGTGCAGTCTGTGATTCTACAAAAAGCCATGTTTATCGAAATGCAAAGAACCGGCATCCATGATGGCGAAAAAGCATCTGCTGCGTTCAGGGTGTATCGTGACCTGGAAAACGTGATAAAGCCACTGCGTGAACAGTTCGGGTTTACACCGCGTGCCAGGCAGTCAATACACGTGAAACCGAAGGACACTAAAAAGGTGGATCCGATACTGGCCATCCTGTCAAAGAATAAAAAAGCGGTCTGATGCTGGAACTATACCATGGGTATATAAAAAAAGTGCAATCCGGTATCGTGCCTGTATGCGATTATGTACGCATGGCTGTTGACCGGCAACTGAATGACCTGAAACGCCAGCGCAAAAAAGATTTCCCGTTTTACTTTGACGAGGAAGAGGCCGACAGGTGGATCAGCTTTATATCCTGTCTGCGCCACACATCAGGCGAATGGAAGGGCCAGCATTTTAATATTCAGGATTTTCAGGCGTTCAGGTGGGCCTGCCTGTTTGGTTGGCAGCGCACTGACGGCAAAGGGCGCAGGTTTAGGCGTGCATTTGTAGAGGTGGCCAGAAAGCAGGGCAAAACAGAAGAGGCTGCAGCCATCATGTTAGGAGGGATGATTATTGATGACGAACAGACGGCGCAGATTTACAGCGCAGCCACTACGCGACATCAGGCAAAAATCGTGTACAATGCAGCAAAGATGATGGGCCGTTCACTACGCAGTGATAGTGACCTAATGTCCGATGGGCTGAAAATCATGCAGCACCGTGTGATCTGGAACCCGAACGATTCCTACATGGAGGCGCTATCGGCAGAGGCCGGCACACTGGATGGCCTGTCGCCACATGTGGCAGTGATTGATGAGTTTCACGCGCATCCATCGAATGAGGTGCTAAAGGTTATTGAAACTGGCATGGGTGCGCGTGCGCAGCCGCTGACATACATCATCACCACTGCCGGATTCAACTTTGAATCACCCTGGTATCACCTGCGTCAGAATTGCATTGACATCCTGCGCGGTTTAAAAACAGATGAAACCTTCTTTGGTGTGATTTACACACTGGATGACAAGGACGACTGGAACGACAGAAGTACATGGGTGAAGGCGAATCCACAAATAGGGATCACACCTACATGGGAGTTCATGGAATCCGAATACACCAAAGCGATAAATGAGGGCGGCAGGTCTGAGGTGGAGTTCAAGACAAAGAACCTGAATATGCCGGTGGGTGTTTCTGAAGTATGGATACCTGATGAAATCTGGCAGGCGTGCCCTGTAGATATTTACATCAATAGCCTGTTAGGTCAGGAGTGTTACGCAGGTATAGACTTTGCATCTGTTTCTGATTTTACGGCCCTGACCTTGCTATTCCCGCCAAAGGATGCCGGTCAGCCCTATGTAATACTGCCGTTTTTTTGGATACCAGAGGACGTGCTAAAACTGCGTTCACGCGACCTGCCGGACATACTGCGCTGGCAGCAACAGGGGTTAGTCAATGTCACACCTGGAAATGTCACCGATTACGACTATCTGACCGCTGAGGTATCACGTCTGCGTACCCTGTACGATATTCGGGCAATGGGTTATGATCCGCACAACGCGTGGCAGACGATAGCTAAGCTGGAGGCTGACGGCCTGCCGATGGACAAATTTAGCCAGGGAATCATGAATATGTCACCACCATCAAAAGAATTTGAACGATTGGTGCGCAATGGCATGATAAATCACGGTGCGAATCCGGTACTGCGCTGGATGCTGCAAAATTGCGTACCCTATTATGATGCAAACGAAAATCTGAAAATAAGGAAGATGAAAGAAACCAGAGGGGCAAAGATTGACGGCATAGTTGCCACTATTATTGCCCTGGGCGAATACCTGAAGAATCCAGTTGATGATGTGTATTCACAAACTGATGTGTACTATATCTGATGGCACGACCTTTCAAAAAATTGGATGAATTTAAGGTGTTCCTGCGCCTGTATTACGACCTGCGCGAAACGCATGAAACGTACACGCAGACGTATGAACGCACTGAGGCGTTTTATCAGGAACTGTACGGGCACAGACTGTTCACACGGTTTAGCACGTTTCACGCGTATAAACGCAGATACGCTAAACTGATAAAAATATGAATTAATGCCATACGCACTGCGTACCTTTGTGCGTAGTGTTTGAATGTGTGTATTGATAATGATTCCTTCCTGATACGGCCTGCAGTAATGTGGGCCGTTTTCATTTTCTACGTAATTGCGCAAAGTGCGCATCAATTGCGCGTAATTTTGTAACGCAATGAGCATCGTAGGAAACATACTGCGCGTATTCACGCAAAACAAATCAGGTGAACAGCGGTCATCCCTGACGCATCCGGCAGAATGGATGTACACATGGTTCGGCGGTAAACCTACGCGGTCTGGCGTAAATGTAAACGCAGACACGGCCCTGACGCATGCAGGTGTTTACGCGTGCGCAAAAATACTGGCTGAATCAGTCGCATCCCTTCCAATATCCCTCTACATCACTGAATCAGACATAACACGCGAATTACGCAATGATACGCGCACGCGTCTGATTGGTAGTGAACCATCTGAATTATACACATCGTTTGATTTCCGGTCAACTGCTATGCTGCATTTGGCACTGCATGGCAATTTCTACGCGGAAATAAAACGTGACGGCAATATGCGGCCAAAGGAACTACGCATCATTGAGAATCCTAACTGGGTGCGCCCTGAACTGGATTCTACAGGAATGCTGTGGTATCGCATCTTTGATGTGCAAACGTCTGCCGGTGGCTATATGGAGCGCACTGAACCACTCAGGCCGCGTGACATCATTCACGTGAAGGGATTGTCGGCAAATGGCCTGGAGGGCAAATCACCCATCACTGTATTCCGTGAGAATATCGGTCTTGGAATAGCCACCACTCAAACGCAGGGCAGCCTGTGGAAAAACGGCACACTGATTTCAGGCTACCTGAAACACCCTGGTAAACTTGCACCGGATCAGGTGCAGAACCTGCGCGATACATGGCAGTCACGCTATACAGGCCGCGACAATGCCGGTAAAACACCGGTGTTGGAAAACGGTATGGAATTTATACCGCTATCGTTGAAACCGGCAGATGCGATGTTTTTAGAAACGGCAAAACTATCACTGCATGATGTTTGCCGGATTTACCGCATTCCTCCGCACATGGTAGGCGATTTGGAGCGCAGCACAAACAACAACATTGAACATCAGTCACTTGAATTTGTGCGTGACACCCTGCGCCCGTGGTTGAAAAACTGGGAACAGGAACTAAACAGAAAGCTGCTGTTTGATTCTGAAAAATCGCGGATGTTCTTCCGGTTCAATGTAGATGCCCTGCTGAGGGGTGACACGAAATCACGCGCAGAATACTTCACCCGTGCGCTTGGCAGTGTATCGAATCCAGGCTGGATGACACCTAATGAGGTCAGGGCGCTGGAAAAGATGAACCCGATTGACAACGGTGACACTATCTACAACCCAACACTAAACAATGAACAGCCGGACAATGTACAGGCTGATAATTTGAACGACAATGCAGAAGCAAGTCAGCCATCATAAAAAACAGGTGGAAACACGCGAATCACGGCCCTGCGTACAGGGTGCTGAACTGCGCATGACTGATAGCGGTCAGCCTGAACTATTCGGCTATGCCCTGAAATGGGATACTGAATACCGTGTAGGCTGGTTTACAGAAAAGATTGCACGCGGTGCGCTGTCTGATGCAGATATGTCTGACGTGCGCATTCTGTTCAATCACGATCCTAATATGGTCATTGCGCGCACGGCATCCGGCACTGCGTCTGTTGGTATGGACGACACAGGTATGTACTATCGTGCATCAATCCCTAACAGCCCATTTGGCCAGAACTTGCTGGAATCCCTGAAACGCGGTGACATCACGCAGTCGTCATGGGCATTCACTATCAGAGAGAAGGGCGATAAATGGGAATATAGGGAAGGTGTTGGCGATGTTCGCACTATCACGGCAGTTGATACTGTGTTTGATGCGTCACCTGTCACATACCCTGCAAATCCTGATACATCAGTTGCAGCACGCAGCTACAAACGCAATGGCGGCGAATACGAATCTGAGGGGTCGCCAAAAGCGCAGATGGTTGAATCAATCACTGAACTGCTGAACGATTCAATTGAATACACTGAATGTCTGAACGACAAGGCAGACGCGATGACAATGATTGCATCTGTGAATCCTGATATGAAGGCGCTGGCAGATGTGCTGTCTGAAAAGGCACGCATGAAGGCAGAAGAACTGACAGTGTTTATCGGTGAACTGTCCGCTGCCATTCCAGTAGTGATGTCAGGCGCTGCGCCGGATGCTGAACGCAGCGAACAGCATGATGCAAACAACCCACACAACGAAACATTAAACAGCCTAAGTCGCGCACTTTCGAGGCTTGAGGCTATACGCAAACCAAAACAACAATAACGACATGACAACTGGTATCCAGGGTCTGTACGACCAAAGGGCGCGACTGATTGAACAGATGGTTGCCCTACCTAAAGCCGCTGCTGCTGAAGGCAGGGCGATGTCAACTGAGGAATCAGAAAAGTTCGCCAAAATCGAAAAGGATGAGGCGCAACTGACAAAGACCATCGAAGCACACGAGGCTGCAGAGCGCATGGAGGCACGCATGGCAGGTAAGCACTTTGAGGCTGTTGACAAGGCAGCGCCGAAGGCAGACCGCGACAAGAGCGCCGACTATCGCAGCGCATACCTGAATTTCCTGCGCAAAGGCAATGCTGGCCTGACGATGGAAGAGCGTTCACTGCTGGCAGAAAAACGCGGAACATCAAATCAGGTGGCAGGCACTGACAGCCTTGGTGGTTATCTGGTTCCTGATCTGTGGCAGCCTGAAATCGAACGCGCTATGCTTGACTATTCCGGCATCATGCAGGCATGCCGCGTACTGCGCAGCGCCACAGGCAGCACGCTGTACTGGCCTACAGAGGACGACACAACAACGAAGGCTGTGAAAGTCGGTGAAGCATCTGCATTCACAGTGCAGGATCTGACATTCGGCCAGAAACAGCTGGATGCCTACAAATACGGCACGATTGCCAAAGTATCCTGGGAGCTGCTGCAGGACAACACCTACAACATCGAACAGGAACTGCGCACAGTGTTTGCGCCGCGATTCGGACGCGTGCTGAACGAACAGTGTACCATCGGTGACGGCTCTGGCGATCCTAACGGCGTAGTGACCGCATCAACACTGGGTAAAACTGCCGCATCTGCCACTGCCTTCACATACCTGGAAATCCTTGACCTGAAACACTCCATTGATCCGGCATACCGCAACAGCCCATCATTCGGATTCATGATGAATGACGCTGTACTGTTGGCTATCAAAAAACTGGTTGACAGTCAGAATCGCCCACTGTGGATGCCTTCCTATGTTGCCGGTCAGCCTGACCGCATTGACGGAACGCAGTACTGGATCAACCAGGACATGGATTCATCCATCAACGCCAGTTCAAAGCTGATCCTCGCGGGCGATTTCAGCAAGTACATCGTTCGTATCGTGCAGGATATGATTTTTGCACGCCGTGACGAACTGTACAGTGAAAACGGACTGGTCGGATTCCAGGCGTGGATGCGCTTTGATGGCGAGTGCATCAACACTGCCGCTATCAAACACCTTATCACTGCTGCATCCTAATGATTAAGGTACGCATATTGCAATCGTGTGCGGCTGGCGATCCAGACACCGGCGAACAGATCAGCCTGGCTAAAAATCAGGTTGTATCGCTGCGTGCTAATTTGGCAAACAGCCTGATTAAAGGCAAATTAGCTGAGGAGGTACGCGAACGGGAAACAGCAGCCGCACCGATGCAGGCAGTTGAAAAGCGCAAGAAATAAACACAATGGCAACGACAGACGCACAATTACTCTCGCTCAGGCCGCCATACGTAGCGTTAGAATGGTACAGGAGCCGCACGACTGCATTTACCGTAACGGTGGAGGACAGCGCAGGCAATCCTGTCAATCTGACCGGCGCATCCGCGACCATGCAGATTAAGAGTGCGTCTGGTTCGGTGCTGTTGACGCTGACCACTACAGGAAATGCAGGCATTGCGCTAACGAATCCGACACAGGGGCAGATGACCATTAGCCCTGAAGCGGTGGGCACAGGTAGCCTGCCTATTTCAAACGTGCTGAATACCGACCTGAAGCTAACACTTTCATCCGGTGTGGTATATGTCCTGTTCAGGGCTACCATCACACTGATTGACAAAATAACTGCATAGTCATGTCGGATATTCAGGTAACACTAAACAGCAGCAACATCACGGTTCAGTTCCCTGTTTCACAGGTTGGCCCTGGCGTTCCATCTGGCGGCACTGCCGGTCAGTTGATAGTAAAGGACACATCAACAGACTATGATACATCCTGGACAACCATTGCGGCAATATTAGGCGCACTACCTGAATACAACAGCAATGACGCTGCTATTGCTGCCGGTGTAACGGCATATCGTGCAGGCGCAGCCCATGACGCGGCATTAAAGGGAACAATCATATACATCACATCATGATCTGGAACGACTATTCAACAACGCACAGCCCATACTATACAGGCTACACGGTCAGCAGTGAAACCATCAGCGAGGAGCTGCCGGTGGCCATTGAGGATGCGCGTGCGCAGTTGCGTATGGATGACCTGCGTCATGATGATGAGTACCTGATGATGCTGATTCGTGCGCAGTGTGACATTGTAGAGCGTTCATATCAGTGTTCGCTGTTGAACAAGACAGTGACTGAGAATCACAGGCAGTTCCCGCTATCGTCTATTACACCGATGGTTATTGCGGGCCTGTGGCCGATTGGCAGCATCACATCTGTTCAGTATTACGACAGCGCAGGCACACTGCAAACATGGGCATCATCCGAATACACCACTAACATCAGTTCAGGGTGTGTTACGATTATACCTAAATCAAACTACACCTATCCGTCAGATTTGGCGGTCAGGCCTGATGCTGTTCAAATAACCTATGTGGCAGGATATGGCACATCATCCGCGTCACTGCCTGATAGCATCCGTTTGGGGCTGCTGTCACGCATTGGCCGTGCCTACACGAATAGGGAGGACAGCCCTGAACAGGTGTTCAGTATGTCTGATGTGTTATTGCAGCCATTGCGGCGCTGGTCATAAACCGCTTTAAACTGACGCAGGCATGGCAAAGGCTACACAAATAGGCGACAGGCGACACCGGATCACGATTGAAAAACCGGTCACATCACGCGGTACATCCGGCCAGGAACTGATAACATGGGAAACGCATTGCAATCTGTGGTCTAAGGTCACATGGCGCAGTTCAGGGAATAAGGATGATATGATGGCAGACAGGTTAACGGTTCAGACTGCAGTCACGTTTGACATCATGTACAGGGATGGATTAAATGAGAAAATGCGCATAAATTTTGAGGGCGACCTTTATGACATCCTGTACTTTCAAAAACCGGATTTCAGGCAGTCATTAATCATCTACGCACAGAAACAGGACTAAACAACAGCAAACGGCATGAAATTAGGCCAGTACATATATGCTAAATTGTCAGCAACTACTGCCGTCACGGCACTGGTTGGCACACGCATATATCCGGTATTTGTGCCTGAGGATTCCACATATCCTGCTGTTGTTTTCAGTGTGACAAATCAGCCGACAGATAATCAGAAGGACAGGAAATCCGACCATGATACAGCGCAGGTGACGTTCACATACTGGGCAGAGGTCAAACAGGGCGCCGATGCGTATGCTGCGCTGGATAATGTTGACCTGGCCATCAGGAATGCACTTGATTTTGTCACAGGTGCTGCCGGTGGCGTAACTGTTGAGGGGTGTAAATATATCAGCAGCGCAGACGGCATTGATGAAAACGCTATGTTTTTATCCCGCACAGCAGTGTATCAATTCATAACAGCTAACTGATAGGGCGATGGCAATTGATGCAACACAGCGGGAAATAAACGCACTGATACTGCAAATCAGGGGCATGAGTAGAGAAGTGCAGCGGGCCGCAATTAGCGATTTAAAGGATAGCGCAGAGATGATGACAATTGCCATCAAATCGCGCACGCCGGTCAGCAGTAAGCCGCACAGCAGATATAAACGCATGGCAAATTCAGGCAGGCGAATGCCTAAGGGATACGGGGTAAAGGTGGCTACATACAGGCCTGGTAATCTGCGTAAATCTATCAGGCGGCTGAATCTGCGCAAAATGAAAACTGCCGTGATGGTAGGGCCGCTGTTAGGCGGTAAGGCAATAGATGGCTATTATGCGCATTTTGTCAACAATGATGTCAAAATGACTAACGGCAAAATACGCATCGGTGCAAAGTTCGTTGATAATGCCATTAGTTCAGTAGGGCCGTCAGTACTGCAAAATATGGTATCACGACTGCGCGACAGGGTGCAGGCAGAAGCAAAAAAGCAAGGACTATGAAAATACAACTGACAAAAAACCACCTGCACTTTGGCGCTAATAGCGTGATAGATGTAGATGAACCGACAGGCAACAGCCTGATAAATGACGGAATCGGCATTCGTGTGCCAGATGACACACGTTCACGCAAATACAGGCCGGATCAGCAACTGGAATCCCTGTGCGTTCCATTGAACGAAACAAACACGACCATTACAACACCACCGACATTTATTGCATCCATTGATGCAGAGATGCAGGACAACGATAAAACGCCAACAACGCGGCGGCAATTTTTCACCAACAAAAAGTAAAAAACAATGGCTACCGTTTTAGCAAAAAACATGAAGCTGTACACAGGTTCAACGCCGACCGCTGTGACCTGTCAGGTGGACGCATCTATATCAATGTCCACTAACACATTTGAAACCACCTGCAAAGATTCATCCGCTGTGGCTGAGTTCCTGCCTGGGGCGAAGTCATGGACTGCGTCTGTGACTGGTAATGTGGACTGGTCTGCTACCAATGGCGCAGAAGAGCTGTTCACTGCATGGTCAGGTCAGACATCTGTGGCGATAGTGTTCCAGACGGGCGTGACCGGTGAAATCAAATATTCCGGCAGCGCATACATCACCAGTCTGCAGATTAATTCATCAGGCAATGATGAGGCTGTGACGTTCTCTGCCGAATTTCAGGGAACCGGCGCACTGACGCAGGCGACAATTTCATAGTGATTCGTAGTGATTCATTGTGATTCGTAGTGAATTGAACCGATAACTAAACAAGCAAGCAAAATGACGATTCAATTAAACGGCAAACAGCATCCTGTTAAATTTGGCATGGGTGCGCTGTATCAATATGAGCGCAAAACAGGGCGATCCGCTATCACCGACTTTCAACAAGTCGCTGGCGGGTCGCCTTCTATTACGATGGTGGTTGATCTGATTTATTCAGGCATCGTGTGCGGCTATCGCGACATGATGAAAAAAACGCCACCATTCACACCTGATGACCTGGCCGACTGGCTGGACAATGACACCATCACGCAGATGATGACACTGTTTGCTGAATCCTTCGCACCTGCCGACACTGTAAACGAATCGGGGGAGGGAAACGCGGTCAGGCTGACGGAACAGACACCGGAGGCCTGAAAAACAGGGGTCAATCCTTTTGGCATGGCCTATTAAAACAGGCCGCTGCCATCGGGATGACTGAAGAGGAATTTTGGTGCGCAACACCTGCCTATTTCAAATACCGACAGGATGCCTACGCTGAACAGTTCAGGAACCAATGGGAACAGACGCGGTACATTGCATTCATTGTAGCCAAAACAGTTGACCATAAAAAACAGATACGCAGACCATCAGACCTGCTGCCGTTTGAATGGGATGCGCCGGTAAAATCGCACCTGAAAACACGTTCACAGATGACCGATGATGAAAGGGCAGATTTTGACCGGTTTGATGATGAGGCAGATTTAATCCTGAAAAAAACGAACCCCGACATGTACGAACGCTATATGAGGGCAAAAGCAGAACGCGAACAAACAAAGCGCAATGGCCAGTAATGCAACATCACTAAATGTCAGACTGGGTCTTATCTTTGATGAAAAGACGCTGTCACAGGTTGAACGCCAGTTGCGCCGTTCGGGTGAAAAACTGCAACGTGTGGGGCAGGATTTAACCCTGTCACTATCTGCACCGCTGGCCCTGTTTGGTGGCGCTGCTATTAAGGCTGCCGGCGATTTGGAATCATTGACACTGGCACTACAGTCACAGACCGGCAGCGCAGACAAGGCGGCTGCTGAACTAGAGAAACTGACAAAGGTGGCTGAAGCGCCTGGCTTGGGACTGGAACAGGTTGTGCGTGCATCAGTATCACTGCAGGCTGTAGGCATTGAGGCAGACAGGGCGCGTACCATCATTGAGGGGCTGGGTAAGGCCAACGCACAAACAGCAGGCACAGCAGAGCAGTTCGGGGCTGTTACGCGACAGTTCACACAGATGATTGCGAAGGGAAAGGTATATCAGGAGGATTTGATGGTTATTCAGGAGAACCTGCCTAATATCAGCACCCTGATGAAAAAAGCATTCGGCGCTGCTACTGCTGATGATTTGCAGCGCTTGAATATAGACGCAAACGAATTTGTTGATGGTATTACGCGGGTAGCAAATGAATTGCCACAGGTAAAATCCGGCATTAAAAACAACATTGAAAACGCACTGGATGCCACACGGATTGCCCTGGGTAAAGTGGGTACGGCAATCATCACATCATTTGATGTATCCGGCAAATTGGAGGCATTTGCAAAGTTCGTCACAGATGCTGCAAAGGCATTTGACCAGCTGTCAGCGACAACCAAAACGGCAATTGTGTCATTTGGCGCATTCCTGATAGCACTGGGGCCGATAGCCACTACCATCGGAAACGTGCGCATAGTTTCATCGTTCCTGATTGACAACTGGAAGGGTTTAGTTGGCGCATCAAAGGATGTGATAAAATGGGTGCAGTTGCAACGTGCTGCGTTTTTATCGCTAAATGCTGCCACACAGGCATTCATCGGTGTTGGTATAGTGGTTGCCATCGCAACACTGGCCTACAACATGGGCCTGTTCAATCGCGAACTGTCAGCATCTGAGAAGGCACTGGCAAAGGTCAACGAACTAACGCAGCAGGCCACATCAGAAACAGCCGGTGAACGTGCGCAGGTAGAGGCGCTGATAAAGATTATCCAAAATGAAACAAAGTCACGGGAAGAGAAAATAACAGCCATCAACAGGCTAAAAGAAATCAACCCTGAGTATTTCAGTCAGCTGGACATTGAAAACATATCAGTTGACAAATTATCAAAGGCATATCAGTCATATTCTGACGGGATTATCAGGGCCGCACGCGCAAAGAAGGCAGAGGCTGAACTGGCGAAACTGGATGAAGAGCGCACGGAACTATTAAAAAGGCAGGCAGAGGCGCAGGCGCGTGTGGCACGCGCAAATGAAAGAAGTAATGAAACTGCCGCTGCCGGTTTAGGGGTTTATACACAACTTTCAGAGGCATCTGCGTCTGAAGGTGCGTTAAATGCCATTAACAGCGAAGTCGCAGCGATTGACGAACAGATTAAGCGCGTCAGTGAACTGATTGACAAAAACAAAGAACAGGAAGTGCAGACACAGACTGCACTGAATCAATCAAAGGCACTGGAGGAGCAGCGCAGGAAGGCTGCCGAGGCTGCGAAGGCTGCAGCGGATGCGGCTATTGAACAACAGAAGAAACTGAGGGGCATTTATACGGAGGTTTTATCTGACATCAATAAAATCAGGGAAACGCAGTCGGTTTTGGGCGCACGCGATATTGTGGAAGAGGCACAGGCGATTGAGCGCGGTATGACACGTCTGATTGATGCCGGTTTTAAACCCACATCAAACGAAGTTCAGGGGCTGCGCAATCAATTAAAGGGATTTATTGACAATGAACTAAAACAGGTAAATGCTTTGTTTAGTGGTGACTTTCAGCCGCTGCCGACACTGACACCTGCAGAGGTGCAATCACAGGAAATTGAAACACCTGATTTTTCCGGTGTGCTATCTGCTACAAAGGCATTCAATGACCAACAACAGAAGGATTTAGAGGATTTGATTGAGGCGCGCAAAAAGGCATTCCAGGACTTAGCCTGGGAGGCTGCGTATTCGTTAGATAGCCTGTTTACAGCATTTGACCAACGGCAACTGCAGTCACTGGAGGAAACATACGCGCAGCGAATAAAGGCAGCCGGTGAGGACACGACTAAACGGGCGCAACTGGAGGCAGAACTGGAGGCAAAGAGCGCAGAGATTCAAAAGAAGGGATTGAGGCGCAAAAAAGCACTGGCGATGGCAGAGGCGGCAATGAATACCGCTGTGGCCATCACTAAAACATACGCGCAATTTGGATTCCCTTTCGGTTTAGGTTTGGCTATCGCTCAGGCTGCTGTAGGCGCTGTTCAGATAGCCGCCATCGCTGCAACACCATTCGCGAAGGGTACGCAGTACGCACCTGGCGGCCTGGCATTGGTAGGCGAACAGGGGCCGGAATTGATAAACCTGCCGCGAGGATCCACTGTCACATCAAACAACAGAACAAATCAGTTACTGGATAGCATGGGCGGCGGCGGTATGCTGCAGGGTGAATTCACCGTGCGCGGTACTGATTTAGTACTGGTATTAGACAGGGCAACACAGAAGTCAAACAGGGCGTTTTGATGAAATTAAAGCACGTTTAATCAAACAGTAAAACCAACAAGCAAATGGCGTTAAGATGTTACGGAATAGGCAAAGCGCCGGACGGCACGCAATACAATGCGGCTGTGTATGATACTGACTGGTCATCATCAGATAGTGCATTTCAAATAGCCAAAGACGGAATCAGAATTGAATGGCGGGGCGACATTAATGATGACATCCATAGCCCTGTCATGGGTTCCATTGCGACTGTAGAAATACTGGTAAATGTCGCCGAAACAACTGTATTGACATTTCTGTCAGACCTGCGAACATCGAAAGAAGGCCGGTTTGCGCTTGAAATAGAAACACAGGCAGGCGCTAAAATATGGCGGGGTATTATAACTGCTGATGCCCTGGGTGATGAAACCGATCAGGGGCCGATATTCAGTTACACGATGACTGCTGTGTGTGGTTTGGCGCTGCTGAAAAAAATACCCTACTACGACAATGGTGCACTGTATTACGGGCGTGAGCGACTGACAAAGCACGCAGTGACGGCGCTGGGCAAACTGTCGCACGTTTCTACGTTCTGGGCCACTGATGATGCGTTTTTGGAAACGTCTGTTGATTGGTGGGAGGCATCCATGACGGCCAGCGATCCTAACGATCCGCTGTACCTGTCCTATGTTGATCACAGTGCGTTTTATGATTTCAAAACAAAGGGCGGGCCTGATAAGGATGTACTATCATGTTATGACGTGCTGAAATACATCTGCCTGGCGTTTGGCTGTCGCATCAGGATGCGTGATGCAAAGTATGTCATTGAACAGATTGACTACAGGTTGAACAGCACCTACAACTGGCGCACTTACAAAAAAGACGGAACACAGAAAACATACGGCGCATATTCAGGTGTGTTGACTGTTAACCAGACTGAGGCCAGCGCCGCAAAACTGACATACGTCACGTATGATTTCCTGTCGCAATACAGTAAAACACAGTTGACGTATGAGGCTAAAATGCGCCGCAATTTTTGGCAGAACATACTGGTTAACGGCACATCTACATTCAATTTCAACCAGTCCATCAGTAGCAATTCAGGCGCTGCCACTATGCGCATGCGCGGCACTTTTTTTGTGACTATCCGTAATGATAGCTATACCGGTAACGCCACTGACATAGTAATACCACAGATAAACATCAAACTGAAAATCAGTGATAGGTATCTGAAACGCACTGTATCTGTCAGTAATTTCAGTTTTTATTACGACACGGCATCATGGACAACTGCAAACACTGATGTATTCGTATTGATGGCATCCGGTCAGACGGTTCCTGCATCCGGTCAGACAGCTAACTACATTCAGGGTTTTGATTTCATCACACCTGCACTGGTTGCCGATGGCGCACTAAACAGTATTGCTGTCAGTTCAGTTGAACTGCGTGCTGCTGATGGTACAGGCATAGATGAATCAGAGTTCACAATATCATGGTCTGCCGGTGGTATGTGGCTGGAACTGTACGACCTGGGCACGCCTGACGTACAGGAGGATGAGGTATTGTATGAATCTGAAAACCTTGACGGTGGTACTGATACATGGGAACGCACAGGCAGGTTAGGTTCAGGGTCGCTGAATTATTCAGGATCGCTGACTAACGCAGCAGGAACGACAGCACTAACGCAGTGGGGCCAGGGTTCAGGCAGCCGCGTGCTGGAATTAGGCACACTGACCGCTAAACGGGTGTTGGATGCCAGACTACGCGTGAAAAAACGATTAAACGGCAGACTGTACGGCGACCAGTGCAATCAGGTGCGCAAATTAATTAGCACATCTGACAGTTTGAACTGGCTGGATATGCGCGTACTGTGGCACGTGACTGAAAACATACTGGAGGGCACATGGGTAAACCTGACATTCGGAAACAGTAACACCAAAACACCTGTAAAGGTCAAAATACTGACCGGTGGCACGAATAACCCGGCAGTCATCGATCCGACATCAACCAGTCCGACAACAGGCGGGAATAGTCCGATGGTGGCCAATCCGCCAGGTGCGATATTGAATCCGCTGTCGTTCAATTCACTGGCTACGCAGATAACAAAGGGCGCAACGGTTACATCCATCGCAGTCGGTACGGCACTGGCTGGCAATGAATTTGCAGCGGGTGACAAGGTTAAACTGGTCAACCCGATTACCGGCCAGGTACAGACATTCACAGTTGCATCAGCGCCATCGGTAGGCGCAACATCCATATCAGTTAACAGCGCGACTGCTAATTTTGATATACCTGTCAATGCTGGCATGTTCGTTCAGTTAACGCCACAGGCGGGCGGCGGCGGTGTTGCAGATGGTGATAAGGGAGATATTACTGTTAGTTCATCGGGTACAGTTTGGACGATTGATAATAACGTCATATCAAACGCAAAGATTAGGCAAAGCGCTGCATTATCGGTTATTGGTAGGTCGGCAAACAGCACAGGAGATGTAGCCGATATTGCAGCAGGTACTGATGGTCATGTGTTGCGGAGGTCGGGTACTACGTTAGGATTTGGACTTATTCAGGCCGCCAACATTGATGCCGATGCGGTGACTACGGCAAAGATTCTGAATAGCAATGTTACGCTTGCTAAGATTCAGAATATTCCATCAGATACCATTCTTGGAAGAGTGAATACTAATGGATCGGTTCAAACATTGGGCGCGTCAAATGTTTTTGGGATACTAAAACAATCCTCATATTTTTTGACAACGCCAATACGAAGCGGAACGATTGCTGGATTTGATTCAGCTGATTTAACATTTTTATCCGGGGCCGGAACATCGCCAACCGTAAACGCATTTAGCGGAAATTCAAATTTTCTAAAATTATCCATAACCACCGGAACGGCAATACCTACAGGGTCGAGTAGTCTGTTTAAAATTACACTACCATTTGCTGTAGGAACTTCCGCTACAGATTGGGTGGCTATTGTTCAGAAATACAGCGATTTTACAAACAATATATTTGTAAATAATGATTCAAGTATTGCATTCACAGTTAAGACAAGTACCGAATTAACCGCATCAACCACATACGAGTTTGGGTTCATCATGCTCGGATAACAATATTGCAAACATGAAAAAACTACTCATCTTAACCTTGCTATTTGCAACGCTCCACACAAGCGCGCAAATACAATTCACAGCCGGAATCAACTATGAATCCGGCGTGCCATCCGGCGCGCCATCATCAACAGGCTCACGCCTGCGTGTTGACCTTGCATCAGGCCGAATTTACCAATGGAGCGCCGCAAACACCACATGGCGCACACTCGCACAGGGCATTGATATTGTAGCCGGATGCGCTGCACCTGCCTACACACCTGGCTACGCTCAATCTGTGTTTGCTGTGAATGGCTGCAATACGCCCGAACTGTACTATTACAACGGTACCGAGTGGAAGCAGGTAGCCGGAGGTGGCGGTGGTGGAACTACATACTACGCAGGCACAGGCATTGATATTGACGCAAACGACACTATCAGTATTGACACAGTACCTCGTCTGATATTCTTCTCGGATCAAACCTATTCAGGTGGCATCGGCGCTTTGAGATGGAACAATACAGACGGCACACTTGATTTGGGCCTGAAAGGCGGTAATGTGACGCTGCAAATTGGGCAGGAGCTCAATCAGCCTGTAAAACACGCCACAAACGGCGGGCTTACCGAGGGCAAGGTTGTGTATATCACGGGTTCCTCCGGTGACAATAAGACGGTTTTATACGCACGTGCTGATGATGAAGCAACAAGCGCCAACACACTCGGCGTGATGACAGAAACCGTCACAGGTGGTAACAAGGGGTTTTGTACGACCTTTGGACTTGTACGCGACATTAACACATCCAATCTGACAGAGGGCGGCGCTGTATGGCTATCCAAAGACACAGCCGGAGCAATGACAGCAGTTAGGCCAACAGCGCCTAACCATGCTGTGTTTATCGGTTTTTGTGTCAGAAAACACGCATCAGTCGGTTCTATTTTTGTGAACGTACAGAACGGTTACGAGATAAACGAACTGCATAACGTGTACGCACCATCACCGACCAACGGTCAGGTACTTACCTATGTATCCGGCAGTTCAAGGTGGGAGGCTGCAACGGTAGCGGATCAGAGCGCAACCAACGAACTGCAAACGCTGTCTGTAGCATCCAACACCGCTACACTATCCAATAGCGGCGGCTCTGTAACAATTGCGGGAGCAGGGATAAACAGCGCTTCAACATTGGGTAGTACAATTACCATCACGGGTACGGAGGTTGACGGTTCTGTGACCAACGAGATACAACAAATTGATACATTCAGCCTGACAGGTCAAACCTTACGCGCATCTTTATCCAGCGATGGAGTTGCAGCAAAGACGGTGACGCTGCCTGTGGTGGGTATTACGGCGGGTACGAATGTGACGGTGAGTAGCACGGGGGGCAATTACACGATTAACTCAACGGGAGGGAGTTCACTATCGGGCGTTACCGGATATGTGCCGCACTTTAACAGCGCTACCACAATAGACACCACAGGCCTGTTTTGGGGCAATGGCTCGCGTCTTGGTATAGGTACGGCAGCGCCTGGTGCTTCATTGCAAATTAATGGAGAAGGCATAACATCGGGAACTTCTGCATTCCTTCTTAATAATGCAACGCCATCTGAATTATTCCGCGTGGCCAATAATGGCCTTATTTCAGTCGGTAAAAACGTATCAGTATCTACTCAAAGTTCATCGCAAATTCAGGCTGTTTCAGGAGATGCAAGCACAAATGTAGTTATTACGCCAAGGGGTAACGGGGCTTTTGTCATCGGAGCAGCGCCCGATGGCACTGCATCGGGTGGTAATGCACGGGGCGTACTTGCGATTGATATGCAACTTTCCAGAACCGCAAGCACGCAGGTTCCAACGGGAAGTAGAACTGCAATTATTGGAGGGCAAAGAAATACGGTAGGCGGTAATGACGCAGGGGCATTTGTTGGAATCGCAAATACAGTAAACGGCGCTAACGCTGTTGTGTTAGGTGGTCAGATAAACTCAGCAGGAGGCAGCAGGTCGGCAGTATTGGGTGGAGATTCAAATAATTCATCTGGGATACTTTCTGTTGTTTGTGGAGGAGAGGGAAATACGGCTTCTGCTCAATATGGTTTGGCCGCTGGACGCTCCGCGCTTGCTAATTTATACGCATCTCAGGCGTTTGCGTCTCAGCAATTTGCAGCACAGGGTGACGCAATGACGCTAAGTTGGCGTTATATGAGAGCAATAACAGGCACGGGTATAACAGAGTTATTTATAGATAATTCGGCGGCTCGTGCAACGCTCGTTGCAAACCGTCTTTGGAATGTCAAATTGCAAGTATCCGCAATTTGTAGCACGGTCGGAAACGGAACATTAACGCTCGGCGATTCGTATGTTGCCACTTATCAAGTAGGTATCAAACGACTTTCAAATACCACTACATTAGTCGGATCGCCACAATTAATATCAACACAATCCGATAGTTCAATGTCTACATCTGCTGTTACAATATCAGCAGACGATACAAACGAATGCCTGAAGGTTGAATTTACCCCCCCGACAGGAGGCGCAGCAGGAAGTACGACTGTGATTCGCGTTGTAGTTACCGCTACTGCGACTGTGGTCGGATATTAATTCACAAATAAAACACTCAATCATGAAAAATATCATTGCAAAACTCATTTTCTTTCTATTCGCGTTCATCACGACCGCAAACGCGCAAACCATCGTGCAAGATTCATCCTGGCTGACTCAGTCATCCGGTGTGTTCTTTGCCAATCGTTTGCAAACCTACGATAACGGCAATAGCATCCTGACTACTACAAAGGTAGGTGACACAACAGCAGTCGTACAGGGCGCAATCAACGTGTACAGGAGTCAGGCATCAACGATGGCATCAGACGCAATTTTGCTATCCAGCAACGGCGCGAAAATCCGCGAAATTATCAGGCAGGACAATCTACTTCAAACGCAGGTAGGTAAGTCGGCACTTAACCAGATTGCACTACAGGTGGATACGTCAACAGTGGATGGCAAATACTTTACCGCTTCCGGTTGGACTTTGCGTGATGGCAGCACGACAACAGCCATAGTATTTTCATTTGCGTCCGCAACAGGCAACTTTCGTTACAAGCTGGGAGCAGAAACAATCAAGTTATCTTATTGCCTCGGTAATACTTTGCGCCTGGTCAACTACCTTGGTACAGGCCGCGCGCTTGACTTTTACCGCACACCATCCGGAGTATGGGTAACGATTGACCTGCAACAGCGATTGATACCACCTGCAACGGCACTTCGATAACATTAACCATAACGCCAAAATTCGCCCTGTATGGCCCTTGAATTACCAAACCGGACAACACTACCCTACTGGGTTATTTTCACGCTGTGCGCCGCAATAGGGGTGCTGTATGGCCGCATCATTGAGCTGGAGCGCGACTGTGACGCAGCCATTAAGGAGGAACGGCAATACTGGGAGCAAAGATTTGCAGATGAGCAGCGAAAGAACGAAGAGTTAAGGCGGGAGATGATTGACTTTGTGACCGAACAGCGCGCAAAATATGATGAACTATTATTGCGCGTAAGAACGCAATAAGCGCAACAGGAGAAACGCAAAAACGCAACATCATGAAATACATTTTATTTGCAACTATGCTGTCATTTGCATTGACATTCATGCTGATTAATTGCGCACGCGCAAAGTACAGGCATCCTACTGATCCGCACGTCAGCGCAACTGTAGTGCGCAATTCTGATGCTGACTACGCGCATTATTCAGATTTCGCAGAGCGTGCGTATGTTGCGCAAATAATGCAATACGCAGACAGCATAGCAGACGCAAAACATGAGGCAGTCGTTTGCGCATTGCGCAATGTAGGCGCGAAACAATACGCGCAACACGATGCGCAGCAATATGCGCAGCATGCTACGCAAACAGACACCATGTGCGCAATGGCTGCACCTGCTGCGCATGATGCTGCGCACTTAGAACCTGATACATCTTTTCACCACTAACAACAACGCAAAATGTCAAAGACAAAAGCAAAATTCGACGCAAAATCACCCGGATTCATTGCGTCTATCACATCAGTCATTTTGACTGCACTGGCTACTACAGGCGTAGAGTTCCCACAGGACGCGCAGACATTGGCCGGTGATTTTGAAACCACACTGAACACCGGCGGCATACTGGCGGTGACGGGCCTGCTGGTTTCATCCATCGTTTTCCCTGTCTGGAATTTCAAAAAGAAAGGCGGGAAGATTAACGGGAAGGCAATCATTTCAAACACTACGTTCTGGGTATCTGCCGTGACTGCACTGCTGGGTACTGCGCTACTGTTCGGGTTCACCGTGCCTGATGGCACTGCTGACCAGATAGTTGCTGCCGTGTATGCGAAGGATTGGGGTGTACTTATCAGCATCCTGGGCCTGCATATTGTCAACCCGCTTATCAGATACCTGAAGGATCAGAAGGCAGCCGAACTGGCCGCAAATGAAGGTTAATAATTAGCCTTCGCTTGTTGGTTAGTCTATCGGGGCATCCACATAGCCTGCGCATTAATTTGCGCAGGCTTTTTTATTGTACCTTTGCATCATGGAAACAACGCAAAACAGCGCACTGATGACAGCCGAACTGATTAGTGTGTTCGGTGATGACCTGATGGTAGTAAACGCTGCACGTTCATCATTTGACAAGCATTCAGATGAACTAACTGAACGTGATATTAAACTAATCAACTACCTGGCAAGTCACAAACACACAACACCGTTTAGGCATCCGCAACTACAGTTCAGGGTATCTGTACCCATCTACATAGAACGTCAACTGTTTAAGCATCAGGTTGGCATGGTGGCCAGCAGCATATCAGGCAGGTATGTTGATTTCAGTGATCAGTATTACTACATACAGCAATTCAGGTATCAATCAGAATCATCTAAACAGGGAAGTGCAGGCGAACTACCGGACGTGAAAAACGATGAAGCGCTGATGTGGCAACAGACTGCTATTGAGGTCTGTATGCGGGCATATCGTAAAATGATTGACCTGGGTGTTGCTAAAGAACAGGCACGCACAGTGCTGCCACTATCCCTGATGACGCAGTTTATATGGACAGGGTCGCTGCTGGCATTTATCAACCTGTTCAATCAGCGCACTGCACCTGATGCACAGGCAGAAACGCAGGACGTAGCGCGCCTGATGCTGCAGGCTGTCATTGATTCAGGTAAATTCACACATTCACTAAAAGCACACGGATATGAGTAACACAACGGGCATCACCGCCAGGTTAATACCTGCAGTCATGCAGCAAATAGCAACAGCACTGCGCACAGGGCCATCGGGGCTGACAGCCGAACAACAGACTGCAGTCAGACTGATTACGCAGAACTATGAACGCGAACAGATGACCGATTACCGGCATTTGGTTTATATGCTGGCGACCTGTTATCACGAATCACGATTCAGGCCTATCAGGGAGATAAAGGCAAAGGAGGACAGCGCAGTATGGCTGATGCAACAAAAGTACTGGTCAACGGGATACTATGGCAGGGGTTATGTGCAGTTGACATGGCGTAAAAATTACGAAGTCTGGGCGCGTATTACCGGCGCTGATTTGGTGAATAACCCTGATTTGGCGCTACAGCCTGACATTGCTGCGTTCATCCTGGTCAGAGGTATGCGCACAGGCCTGTTTACCGGCAGGGCGCTTGACAGATATATCAATCAGACAGGATGCGACTACCTGAACGCCAGAAAGGTTGTAAATGGCACGTTTCATGCCGACATCATCAAACGTCATGCTGACAGACTGGATCCGGTGATTAAATCAATAGCATTGCAGGGTGTATAACATTCCTTTATATTTGCAGTGCGAAAATTGAAAAGAAAAGGGGTAAATCACTGATTGTTTAGGTTTTCATCGTTTGTTATCCAATTACACAGTTACATCAGGTTTTTGTTTTTTTCCGGTGGGCTGCCGTTTACACGGTGGCCCATTTTATTTATTACTGCATACTGAATTGTTAATTAATTTTGATTAATTACCAATAGGTGTATTTTTGCAGGCAATTATCATCGTTTTAAACACATTTTCAACACACAAACATTCAAAACTATGGATGACAAACAAAGACCTGAAAAACCCGTAAAGCCTGCTGTTGTAGTTCGGTTTCAGGGTATCAGTAACTGCGAATGGAGGGCACAGGCAAGTGAATATGGATTGATTGATGTCGTTAACAATAATGGCGATGTCATTGCATCTGTTATGCCTGTTCCTGGCGATACGCCCGACAAAAAGTTCCACCGGATTCATGCTTTAATTATCGCAGCATCTGCCAAAATCCTGCAATCTACAACTTACTGCCCTGATGGAACTGTACAGGAATTGATAGAGCGCATTGACAAGATTCTAAACGAATCCAACGATTAAAACACTAACAACTTGTAAAAACAAATCACCTGATTATGTCAGAAACAAAATTCACAGCTAAGAGCATCACGCACCTGTCATTCAGCAGGCTAAAGGCATTCCAGCATTCACCGCGCAAACTGATGCAGTACATCACAGAACCAAAGGAACAGACGGCAGCAATGACCGAGGGCCGACTGGTTGACTGCATACTGTTTACACCTGAGCGTTTCAGTAACGAATTCATCGAAATGCCGGACGTTGATCGGCGCACAAAGGCAGGAAAGGCCACATGGGAGGAATACAGCAGTGCGGCGCTAAACACAGGCCTGACACTGGTTGAATCATCGCAGGTGAAGGATGCACATGACCTGGCTGATGCTGTCAGGCGTTCGCCATTTGTCCGCAAACATGGCCTGCTGTCTGATGTGTTTGAATTTCAGAAACGGTATGATTTTGAGGCGTTCCAATTTGATCATGTGGCCATCACTGATGCTGTCTGTGAAAATGCTGCAACGCCGGTCATCTGGGATTTAAAGCGGTTCGGGGCGAAGTCAGGCACGGAGGTAGGATATGAGATAAAACGGGGTGGTTACGATATGCAGGCGGCTATTTACGCCCACATGTTTGACAGTGAGGGTGTGGAATGCAAATACTACCTGATTGCCGTTGACAATGACGGCAACGTGACACCGTATGAAATCACGCAGGAGGCACGCGCACGGGCACGCAATCAATGGGAATACCTTTGTGCCAGAATTGCAGCCTGCAGCGACTTCAGTGCTGGGCCTGAATTTCACGCTCCTGATGGCGAATGCTACCTGTATGTGTAGCGAACTGAAAATGTAGTTTAGGTCATTCATTCATTTGGTTGGTAACAGTTGCCCGATTGTAGCAATACAGTCGGGTTTTTTATTACCTGAACGTACCGCATGAAAATATTTTAAAAATAAATTTACAAAAGTATTGACAATTTGTAAAACGTGCGTATCTTTGTCATATCAATCACACAATAACACACAACGTCATGAATATTTCAATCAAGTCACTCGAGCAAAAAGTAACTGCACTTGCCAACGAACTTAAATCAAAAGGATTTCAAGTAATTGAAATTGACGCGGTAAGGCTTGGCAATTATATGCCTTCATATGTTACGCTTATCATTGAAAATCAGAGCGGCATTCCATTTTATTTTAAGATTTTGGCAAATGGATATGACGCAACCGGAAGCGAGATAGAAACCGTTAACGGATGGAAAGTTGCAAAGTCTGAAATTATGAATCAAATCGAAGCGGCTTAATCGTTATATCCATCCGCACAATCACACACAAATTTTGCATCATGAAAAATTCAGTAACAACAACAAAGGCAATAAAAGTAATCGAATACACTAATAAAAGACTTGAAACATGGTATGTAAACGCAAAAGAAGAGTATGGCATTAATGGTTTTGGGGTTTGCAAATATGATGAATCATCAAACTCTATTGTAATAGAGTATTGTGAAAATGGACGCGCATCCGAATGTTCTATTCAGGATTGGCACGATGAGTCAATTGAGTATTCTTTTGATGTATGGATGGAATTTGGCGAATGCGCTGAATGCTAATTTTTAAAACAAAAACCATGAACATCTACCAACAATTTGACAGACTGGCCAGTGCAATGTTAGGCACTGGCCAGAAATACACGGAGGTTGCGCAACTGATTGCGCAACTGGAACTAACCGACAATCACGCGCAGTCTGTTGAACGCAACACTGAACGCGCTAAAATCGCTGAACAGATAATGCGTGCAATACTGCCGGAAGCGCCGAAAGGGTATCAGATTGATCCTGCGTGCGGATGGGGCCTGCTGTGGCATAAACAGTACTGGCGCGACCTGTACAGAGGTAAAGACAAAAAACAGGCGGTACTGCTGGCTGAATGGGTTGCTAAATTCGTCACATCAGGCCGTTATCAAAAATGCCTGTTCATTAAGGACAGGGCAAATACTTCACTCTTTAAAAAGTAACAACACAATGGATTTCAGAGAAACTGACGCAATCGAATTACCCGAAAACAACAGCCGACCCTATAGCGGGTTCCTTGAATACAAATCAGGGAAAACACCTGCTACATTCGCGGCATCTGCAACACCTGAACAGGTGGGCTGTGGTTTCAGCTATTACGACAAGGACAGCAACACACGCCACAGCCTGACATCGTTCAGGGCCATCATCATCGGCCAGGCGTTCGGTGTAGCAGGTGTGACTAAACTGGGCGACCGGTTCACAAATTACTACAGTAACCTGGTCAGCGACACGCGCACAGATCCGATGCGCGTATTCATCAGGGGCATCAATTTCCCGCAGTATTCGGGCCTGTATAAGGACATCAAACCGGCACTGCCGCAGGGTGTAGGATTCCAGCACTATCTGTGCGTGTACATCCCTGAGTTAGACGACATGAAACTGATCAGCCTGACAATGGCCCTGTCTGAACACATCAGGTCATCCATCGCAGACAGCGCATCTAAGGCACTGGGCAAAAACGTGCCACCGTCACGCGTAAATATGTTTGGTCTGTGCGACCTGTCATCCGCGTACTACATGCTGAAATTCACAGGTGGGTATGTCAAAAAGAACAAAGAAAACGCCATCTGGAACAACGCAGGTGAAATGTACTTCCTGCCTGAACTGCAGGTTAAAACAGTCAACGGTGAGGAACAACTGAAATACCTGGATGCGCAGGCTGACCGGTTCGGCAACTGGCTGTTCAACGACATCGCACGGAATGTAGATGCGTTCAATTCTGACCGGAAAAACGGCACAGGGCAGCACAATACATCGGCAGGGCCATCAGCTGGACTATCAGAGGTAGCGCCAGCAACACCTGCAGCGCCTACAGTATCCAACGCAAAGCAGGTCATGATGCAGGCCGGATGGACTGAACCGAGCATCGAGGATAAATTTCCGATAACAGAACCAATACAGGAATCTGATCTGCCGTTCTAATGTCGGGCAAAAAATAACTTTTTCATGAGGCAGAGCGTATGGCGGTCAGTAAAGTCTGGCCGCTATACATGCCTAAAAACATCGCAATGAGGAAACTGAAAACGATAAACCAATACAGCGAAGGCGCAAAGGGTGTGCACAGGGGCATGCTAACATTCCTGAAACAAATGATGAAAAAACACCGGATCAAAGTTGATGACATCGCAACTGAAATACGGTCATCAGGCCCGAACACATACTACCTGCTATCAGACAGGGCAAATATTAGCGCACAGAAACTGTTTGAACTTTTCACTGTAGTTGCTAATATTGCAGGCAGAAACATCACAATAGAATTAAAGGAACAGCAGAATATGCGTTTTTTTACAACAGAACTACAGGCAATTGACCCGACTGACGGCAAACTGAAAACATGGCAGGGGCCACACGTTCAGGCCATATCGTTTGCCGATGCTGAGGCGTACTGTAACAGTGAAGGCATGGGATACCTGAAAGTTACCGGCATCCTGCTAAAAGAGGTTGATGATGAAACCGGTGAAACGATTGACTATTCAAACGACAATTAATCTTTCATACACACACATCACACACTAAACACCAACACAATGATTAAATTAACATCACTGCTGTCATTTCTGGAAACAAAGGATGAACGCAAATCACACACGCAGCTACTGGCCGAATGGATTGTAGCTGAATCAAACGCAGGTAGGCCTGTGTGGATCCGGCGCATTGCGAATGTGGCAGCCAGAAGGCACGGCATGCACAGCCTGATGCAGATAAGCACGGCCAGCGCACGACTGAACACACTGAAAAAAGAACCATTCACTGTAGATGGTATTGAATACCATTTAGTGCGCATGCCTTCGCAGAAGTGCATCTACAGCGGAAAGCTGGCAGAGATGTACAGGGCGATGACACGCGCAGAGATGGAGCAATACCACAACAGCATTCCATTTGAACTGAAAAACGATACCAACGCATGAACGACATGAATGAACCTGTCAATGACATGGATCCGGTTGATTACAAAGATTTTGCTGACCGGTCAACATCGCTATTATCATACTACGCAGTCAGTCTGGTTAATGCTGTTGTAAATGGCAAAGAATTGACGCAAAAGGCGCAGAAATTTGATGAGGACGCTGTGAATATTTTTGACAAAACAGGGCAGCTATTTTTTGCTAAACTAAGGAGCCAGAACCTGCCGGATGCGTTTATTGACGAAACGCATATTGCGATTTGGGCTATCCAGAGTATTTGAAGTTCAGGGAGTTTATGATGAAATTTCCCGATTTTGGAATGGCGAGTGCAGAGGCAATCCTTTTGAATAGTCTTCACAAAGGGCAATTTACATCAAAATCAAACGAACTGAAGAGCGACACCAACAAAGACGGAAGTTACATGGTAAAGTATTTCCAGGAGGGCGACCTTGTAATACCTAACTATGAAATGTCTATCGAAAATGCTGAAAAGATAATGATGATAAAGCCATATTATGAAGGCTTTGGCAGGGCAATATTTGTCATCGCAATGCTCGGTATTTTCAGAATCGAGTACTACTCGCATTCAAGGCTGATAGAAAGATTGGCCGCAAATCCGACAGCATTGCAGCACTGTGCAAATATAACTCAGTACAAATTCCTGATTGAGGACATCTACAATTTCAGGAGCCGGGAAAAAGTTTCACTAAGGTTTTGACCTGTTGCGTTAAATGTGCTATGAAACAACAACGCAAATTTGCCCTACACGACATTTTTATGTCGGAGCGCAACACACGCACAGGTAAACGTGCAAAAGTTCAACCTAAGCCAAATTTAGCCTATCAGCTGGCATATCACACCGCTGTCAGGTTATGCGAATTACAGAAACTGCAGGAACTGTCAGGTGATACTGATGCGTTCTGATGGTTTCAGAAAAAACAATGTGAATTCGGTTTTGTAGCGGGCCGTCATAGATGTAAAATCTGGGCGGTTTATTTAAAAAAATCAAACACAACGTCATGCCACTATCAGAAATTTACAACACCGACTGCCTGGCCGCCATGCGCGAAATGCCCGACAATGCCTTTGATTTGGCGATTGTTGATCCACCGTATGGGATTAATGCGGCAAATTTATTTTCAGGCGAAAAACGAAAATCCGGAAATGGGGCCGCCATGAAATCATCGTTTGCAAAAAAAGACTGGGACGAATCAGTTCCTAATGATGAATATTTTTTTCAACTATTCAGAGTATCAAAAAATCAAATAATATGGGGTGCAAATTATTTTAAAAATATGCCTCCATCTATGGGGTATATTGTCTGGGATAAAAATAATGGAACTACTAAATTTTCAGACTGTGAATTAGCATATACATCATTTAGTGTGGCAATCAGGAAATATACATATACATGGAATGGCATGATACAGGGCGACATGAAAAATAAAGAAAACAGAATCCACCCCACCCAAAAACCAATTGCCCTATACAAGTGGCTCCTGCAGAATTACGCGAAGCCGGGAGATACTATACTCGACACACACCTGGGCAGCGGCTCCTCCCGGATAGCCGCGTATGACATGGGTTTTGACTTTGTGGGGTACGAACTTGACACCGAATATTTTGAAGCATCAGACAGGCGCTTTAAAAACCACATCAGCAATTTGCAACTGTTTCAACCTGCTGAAATGTACCAAAACGAACAAAAAAAACTGTTTGAAACGTGAAAATCCCTTATCTTTGCACTGCCTAACAGGCCGCTGAATTGGTAACTCAGTGTAAGTTAACTAATCATAATTACAAAAACGCCTGTGACGGGCGGGTACTGCGTTTTAGTTAACGGCGCAGATGGCATACCAAAGCCGCCCACCGTCACAGGCGTTTTTTTATTTGCAAAAATGATGAAAACAATTTACAGGCAATCGCCTCCATTCTTCACGATGGATAACGACATTTTTGACGGATGGGATAGTCCCGGTGGAGCCTTTCACCCGCTTGTAATTGCGGTTTACGCTTTTGTCTGTTACAAAGACGGAAATGTTAACGAATCTGACATAAAGAAGGCTTTTAAATTTGAAGAGTCAGAAGTAATTGACACCGCAATTAGTATTCTTCAGTCACTTGAACTTATTGTCATTGTAAACCAATAAACCATGAGCACAGTAGTCAATAAATCACCGCGCAAAGGCTTTACAGCCATAGATAACAACGCAGTCAGGGATAACCGATTGAGGCTTAAAACACGTGGGCTTTTGGCCTACATTATGTCGCTTCCACCGGGATGGACATTGAACCTGCAATGGCTGCAAAAGCAGACAGGCGAAGGCCGTGAATCAATACAGGGCTGTTTCAAAGAGCTGTCAACTTATGGCTATGCAAAGCTGCTGAAGCCACAAAACGAAAGCGGGCAATTTAACGGCTCAAGGTGGACGGTTACGGATGTTCCTGGAAACTTCGGGGAAGATCAGGATGCAGCCGAAAGCGCTGTTTTTGGGCAAAATATCGAATCCGACCAACTTTCAAAGCGACAACCGGAAAACCCGATGGCCGGAAAACCCGTCTGTGTAATTAATAAGAAAGAATATAAGAAGAAAGAATATAAAGAAGAAAGAGAGAGAGAAGCACTCTCTGAAAAACCGCAACCGATACAGGAAATTCCTTCACAGCTCAAAGAAGAAAAAAGCGCCGCAGGCAGAGGGCAGGCGGCGGCCACATATTACGAAAAAGCGCAA